TGCGCCTAAAGGCAAGGGGGATGGGGAGCGCGTAAGCTGGTATGTTCTAAATAAAGTGGGCGAGTTGGGGAAAGACACCGCCCACCCGCCCACCGAGCCCCACATCGCTCCCATCAAAGGCAAACCCTCGGAGCGCGGCTTTGCTGCTGCCGACATCCCAGAAACCCTTGTCCGCGGAGCAGTAGAACCAGTCCGCGACTTCATCAAAGACACTGCCCACAAAACAGAAGTAGCACGTTCACTCGACGACAAAATCTTTACCCTGGGCAAGCAGTACGAAGCCGAAGTCCTGCGCGCCGTACAACTGATGAAGACTGTCGGGCCGCTCACATCGCCGCAAGAACAAGAGGCCATCTACAGCAACCTCGAAGACTCCCGCGAACCACTCGACGCTCACGCCCAGAAGATCAAATCAGAAATCGTTGACCCGCTGAAACGGGCCGCGTCGGCCATCCGCGCCGAGTTGAACAATGCTGGTGTGCCGATGGGAGAAGAGGGCTACGTTCATCGTGTAGTTAAAGGCCGCTCATCTCAGATCGAACGCGCCATGCTGAAGCAGAAAGGAACCGGCAAAGGCTCCGTATTGTCGAAATCCGCATCGTCGCTCAAGCAGCGCACCATGTTTGCTCTTGAAGACGAAGACGGAAACAGGCTGGTAATCTCGCGCAAAGATGGCCGCATCACCGCTCACGAACCGGGCAAGGAGCCGGAAGACCTCGGATCGGCGTCGAACATCAAGACGCAGGAAGCCATCGACAACGCCAGGATCGCCCGACTCGACAAGACCCTTGCCGAACTGAAGCGCCAGCAATCGCTCCTGAAAACCGTCAAAGGCCGCGTGATCGGCAAAGAATCAGTACACGGCATTGAACCCAGCTTCAAACAGCGGGCAAAGCTGACCGAGAAAATCTACAACCTCGAAAAGCAGAAGGACGCTATTGAGTCCGCGCCCGCAGGATCAGAGAAAATCTTTACCGACAAGGACGGCAAACAGTGGCGATTGGCCCAGGCGACTACCAAGGAAATTGAAGCTGCTACGCCGCTCGTCTATTACAAGAACGCTCTGGCTTCAACCGTTACCGACTACCTGCAGCTCGGACGCGCAAAACGCGCCAACGACATGCTGGAGTCCTTGAAGGAAGACCCCGGCTTCAAGGAGATGAGCTTCAAGAGCGAGAACGGCCAGATGCCGCCTGAAGGCTGGCGCTCGGTGGATCTGCCGCAGTTCCGCAATTACTACTTTGAGCCGCGCACGGCAGAAGTGCTGAACCGCTTCGCCAAAGAGTTGCACCCGGAACCAGCAACAGCATTAGAGAAAATCGGCAACCTGATGACAGCATCTTTGTTGCTCAACCCGGTTCGCCACATCTACAACATCGGCAATCACTTTCTGGTGGAACGCGGCGTCTCGGGAACCTTCAACCCGCTGTCATGGCCTACAGCCTACCGGGCCGGAGTGAAGGCCATCCATGCAGTTGTAAACCAGAACGATGACTTTCTCTCCGCGCTTGACCGCGGCGCGCCGATGATGTCGCACCGGCAAGACCTGGCGCAACTGAACCAGCAAATCTTTAAAACCGTAGTCGGCCACCTTGAAAAGAACCCCGACATCATGGACAAGATCGCGGAGTTCTCCGGTTACACCGCCAAGCCTACCGACGAAGGCATCATGCCGGTACTGGCGCGCGGAACCGGAATGCGTCTGCTCAACAACGTTCGTCTGCTCGGACAGAAGGCCATGTGGATGAGTAACGACATCTTCATGCTGCAGTCGGCCTACGAGAAGATGCAGAAGAATCCCGGCCTGAGCTTTGAGGATGCCATGCGGCAGACCACGGACCACATCCCCGATTACCGCATCCCGACACGGATCATGGACTCGAAGATGATGGCCGACTTCATGGGCTCCCGCCTCGCCTCGATGTTCGGGCGCTATCACTACGGAGTCTGGAAATCGTACTGGAAGATGGCATCTGAGGCCGTGAACCCCAAGAGCAGCATGAAAGAGCGGATGCGCGGCCTCGACCACCTGGCCATGCTCGGCTTTTTGACGTTCATCGCTTACAAGTTGTGGGATGAAGTGCTCAAGAAGATCACACACGACAAGAACGCGCGCATGGTTCGTTCCGGCGCCTCAGCGGTTCCTGGCGGCATTGAAGAAGTACTCAAAGGCGACAAGCCAGCATCGTCGCTGATCCGCTCGACCTTTACCCCGGCCATCTTCCCGGAGACGGCAGCAGAACTCTTGTTCAACCGGAACTTCTACACCGGAGCGCACGTTTACAAGGACCACGCTCCGACGGGCCAACAGGCTAAAGACATCGGCAAGCATGTACTGAATACCCTGGGGCCGGTGCAGCAGGTTCAGCAGTCACAGCGCAACGCGAAGCCGGTGAAACATTTCATGTTGGGGCAACTTGGAGTTAACACCACCCCGGTCAAGCACCACAGATAAATCAGTAAATCCCCAAAAGCAGTACAGGAGCAGTAGCAGTATGTCACGTAAAGGAAGTGCAGGACTGCTGAACCCAAAGCAGTTGCGATTCATTGCGGAATGGTCCGGCAATTCGGTAGAAGCGGCGCGGCGAGCTGGATACGCCAACCCAGACAAAACCGCCTGTCGAATCGTGCAGCATCCCGCCATCAAGAAAGCGCTGGAAGAAAAACAACGTGCCCTCGCCGAAGCATCCGGCAAAGACCTGGGCGAGAAGATCACGGTCACGCGCGACGATATTATCTCCGGCCTGGCCATGATCGGCCGGAGCGGAACCAATGAACACGCCCGAGTCAGGGCATGGGGTGAACTAGCAGAAATTTTTGCAATGAAGGTGAAGCAGACCCGTGACGTTACCAACCTTTTCGATGGCTGGAGCGATGCAGAGCTTGAGGCTTACTCCCTACGAGGAGAGTTACCTCAACGGCTCAAGGGAAGCCAGGGCGCGAGCCCGGCTTCTTATTGAGCAGCGCAAAGCGAATCAGGCTCGGCAGAAGGAACTGGAAGCCAAAGTCGCGGATGCTACCAGCGACCCCTATCGCTGGCTGACCGAGTACACCCAGACCTTCAACGAGCACTGGCAGGAAGAAGGCCGTCCCACCCCATACGAGCCTTTCCCCCGCCTTCCGTACTTCAATCCTCTCTTTCAGGTTTTCCAGTCTGAACGCATCATCCTGATTGAGAAAAGCCGCGACATGATGATCTCGTGGGCCTGTGTTGGCTACCTGTTATGGGAAGCCATGCGGACCCCGGAACGCGGCGTGGTTCTTCAGACCTTGAAAGAAGACAAGGTGGAAGAACTGGTTGAATACGCGAAGTGTCTCTACCGCTGCCAGCCCGATTTCCTCAAAGAATATTTCCCACTCGCCAAGGCACTCGAACGCCAGGGCGCACTTGAGCTTGAGTTCAAGAACGGCGCCTACGTGGTCGGGCTGCCCGGCGGCGCCGATCAGGTGCGTTCGTACCATCCTTGGGGCTACATGAACGATGAAGCCAGCTTTCAGCCGGAAGCCGGAGAGTGCTACAACGAAGCGCTCGCCGCCGTGAAGGGCCGGATTATCTTTAACAGTTCTGCCGGTCCCGGCTGGTTTGCTGATTTCCGTCGTGATGTCGTTCGCAATGCAGAGGACTAGACCGTGGAAGTAAAATCAGCCGTCGAGCAGACAAAAACCTTGCCGCCACAGACCCCGGTGGATCTCGTCCGCGGGATGACATTGCGCCGGAACCAGGGCGGTATTGCCATAACGCGCATTCACTATTCAGCCAATCCTGAGCGCGACCCTGAAATCAACCCGAAGTGGAAGCAGGAAGAACGCGCAACCTACAGTTCCCAGGCAGCATGGGACCGAGAGCAGGAGATTGTTGACGAAGCCGGCGGCGGCGAACTGGTATTTGCCGACACGCTCATTAATCACTGGAAGAAAATCGTCATTACTGATCCAGCATGGCGGCCTGATTCCATGTGGCGGTGCGATGCAGGATTCGACCACGGCAAGACCAACCCAACGGCACTCGAACGCAGCTACGCCGATTACGAAGGAGTAATTTACTTTTGCGGCGAGTACTACATGCCGGGGAAGGAAATATGGGAGCATGCGCCGGAAATTCTAAAGATGGCCGATTACGACCGCATTGAGACATGCGATGCGGATCCATCTATATTCCCGGAGACAAACCAGCAGTCACAGCAGAACGGAAAAGAGAAAGCCAAATCGAATGCCGACCTGTACGACGAGGCAGGGGTAAAGATACTGTCACCGTTTGCCGGAGACCGCTCGGACGTCAGCTTTGCCGCGCGCCTGATGCTCCATTGGGCCAACCTGGGGCCGGCTGATTCTGTTCTGGAACGGATGACGCCAGAAGAACGCGAAGAGGAACTGGCCAAATACCGTAAGCCCACGGTGCGGATTGTATGCCGTAATTACTCAGAAAAGCCGCAGCCAGGATTGCACGACTGGGACTGCCCAAACCTGATGTGGGAACTGATGCGGACCCGGAGAGTCAAGCTCTCAGCCCAGCAGTTGCTTACCCGGAACGCGGCTGAAGCAATCGTAGACAAAGACAATCACGCGCGAGACGGCATGAAGTACAGGATTATGTCGTTGCCGGAGCCGTCCAAGAAGTCCCCACAGCAGAAAGCTAAAGAAGCGGTGCAGGGGCTTGATGCTACGTCGGCCATGATTCGTTATCACCAGGTACTTGAGCGGGAACAGCAGGCGCTGTCTCCTAAGTCCGTGGCTCTCGGCCGCAGGGGCTTGATGAACTCGCGAAGGTTGAGGTAGCCGGCGTGTTTTCCCGTTCTCGCTCATCCGACTTCCTCGTCTTTGTGCCAACGGAAAAAATCTCTAGGTTGCCCGCATTCTTCCCAGCATTTCCAGAAAACGCCCGCGAATACAGGCTGCTCTCCCATTTTGTAGAGCACAGGAGCGAAATCAAGCCCGACAGCATTAGCGAATCGAAGAGCCGTCTTCATGCTTATATTGGCTTGCCCGTTTAGCACCTGAGATACCCTGCTTTCAGAAATGCCCATCCTTCCCGCCAACATGGCAGACGTAATCCCGCCTGCTTCCATTGCTTCCTCAAGTTGCATCGTAAAATCCATCACAGTGTGCGCAATCAAAGACTCGATGTTATCTCTAGTCCAACTC